TCCACCGAGACCGACACGGCGCTGGCTCTCGGTCGCCGCAAAACCAGAGCAATCGGTATCGCGACCGAGACCGACACGGCGATCCAGTTCGCCAAACGCCTCTCCATCGACATCGCTCTCGAGACCGACACGTCGATGCCGATTGGTCGACGCAAGACCAAGGCAATCACTCTCGCCGCCGAGACAGACACGGCCCAGCCGATAGCGCGACACAAGACCCGCCTCGTCGGGATCTCGGGCGAAACTGATACCGCGCAGCCGATCGGCAAGCGCAAGACCAAGGCGATCACATTCCCCACAGAGACCGACACGGCCGGCACGTTCGGACGTATCAAGACCAAGCCCATCGGGATCTCAACAGAGACCGACAGCGCACTGGTCATCACTGGCAGCCTCGGTGGTGGAGCTCTGAGCGCTGCAGCCAATACGGCGCTCGAGACCGACACGGCCGGCGCGCTGGGAAGGTCCAAGCGAAAGGCCCTTTCAGTTGCAGCTGAGACCGACGCTGCAATTCAACTTGGAGCTCGCAAGACCAAGACAGTCACCGCAGCAACCGAGACCGATACAGCCCAACCCCTCGGCCGGCGCAAAACCCGGGCGGTCACCCTCGCCTCGGAAACCGACACGGCTCTGGCGATCGGCCGGCGCAAGACACGAGCAATCGGGATCGCGACCGAGACCGATACCGCAGGCGCCCTCGGACGACGCAAGACCAAGGCAATCGGCGTCGGCTCCGAAACCGACAGCGCTCTGCCGATCGTTCGCCTCACCGGCCAGACCGTCGAGATCCTGTTCGCCCTCGAGATGGACTCGGCCGGCACGATCACCGCCCGGCACACGCTGGCGATCGAGACTGCCGACGAGACCGACTCGGCCGGCGGGGCGATGTTCGGAGTCGGCCTGCTCCCACCGCCGCGCACCCGTCGTGGCGGATCGACGCGCTCGCCGCTGAAACCACCGCGCTCCAAGCACGAGTCGGTGCGCGAGGTCCGGCTCAACTATCCGCCGATCATCGAGCCGACACTCGAGCCGGCCGCCGAGATCATGCCGCCCATCCTCATCGAGCCCGTCGAGGCCGAGCCGCAACCGTTGCCGACCAGCGATGACGAGATGTGCCTGTTGCTCTGCTGAGCCGCGCTAACGTTTCGCGCATGGCAATTCGCAAGTCAGCTGCCAAGAAGGCCGCTGCTCCCCCCAAGCCCGCTCCTCGCAAGAAGCCGGCACCCAAGCCTGAGCCTGTCGAGGAGCTGATCCCGGCCCACGTCAACCGCCCGACTCCGCCGAGCCCGGCCGTCGTCGGTGGCGTGACACTGCCTGACTTCTCGACCGAGCCGGTCCTGCCCGAGATGGGATTCGGCTACGACGACCAGCTCGTGACGATCACCGACCGCGCCGGCGTCAAGCACGAGGTCTCCAAGGTCCACACCTCTCGTGCGGAACGCGCCGCGCTCGCCGAACAGGGCTGACTGACGCTCCACGTCTGATCGATTCGGAACTGATACCGTTTCGGTCACCACTTCCCAGGAGGAACAATGGCCACAACAGGCGTCAACAGCCTCACAGACGTAGTCGGCGCAGCTGCGGCCGTCTACACCCTGACAGGCAAGCAGAAGCAAGTCGCAGTGAGGAACCTGCACGCAACGCAGGTCATCACCTGCCGAGTGTTCACCGGCAACACCTCGGCTGCAGCCATCGCTGCCGCGACGGCCACTCCGGCCGTCATCGGTGCGTCCGAGAACATCACGATCCCAGCCGCCGCCGCAGGCGCCCGGACGGTGGTGCTCAAGTCGGGCCGCTCCGTGTACGTGTCGCTGTCGATGATCGCATCCGGCGCCTCGACCGGCGTGACCGTCGAAGGTACGACCTTCAAAGACGGCCAGTAACAAGCCTCGCCGGGTCGGGGGTCGTTCGGTCCCTCGGCCCGGCTGGATTCTGCTATGGCCAAGATGATGGGCGACCGTCGCAATGAGGTGACGGAACAACGCAAAGAGCGCTGTCTCCACCTGATCGAAGGTGGCATGACGGTACTCGAGGCGCTCAGCGATCCGTCGATAGGTGTGTCGTATTCCGCCTATCGGAAGTGGAAACAGCGTGACAAGCGTTGGGCGGCGAAGGTCGACATCATCCGCGCGACGCACCAACAGCGAGTCGCCAGCTCCGATCTGACCAGTGCCCAGTTCGCGCTGCGCTACTTCGGGCGTGTGCGAGCCGACTTCCAGCAGCAGTGGATCAATGCCGTCGAATGTATGCAGCCCGGCAACATCTTGATGGCGCTGTGGCCACCGGCCCATGGCAAGACCACCACGTTCGAGGACTACGCCACGGAGAAGATCTGCCGGGTGCCCGAGTGGAGGAACACTACAGCCTCGGAGTCCGACTCGATCTCCAAGCGCATCGTCGGCCGTGTCCGCAACCGACTCGAGCTCAACGGGCCCTTTCCTCTGCTTGTGAAAGAATGGGGCCCGTTCCGCCAAGACACCGGCTCCGGCCGGTCATCCCAGTTCCACCAGCCGTGGAACAACAACCACTTCCGCGTGATGAAGAAGCAAGGATCAGATGAACGAGACCACTCCATGCTCGCGATCGGATGGAATTCTTCGACTGTCTCCATCCGCACCGATCATCTCCACATCGACGATATCCAATCGCTCAAGACTCTGGGACGCACTGAGCCCCAGATTGCATGGCTCCGTCAGGACGCCCTCTCGCGGCCAGGAGAAACCGGCATCACCTCCATCGCCGGCACCCGAGTAGACCACGGCGACTTCTACGAGGAGCTTTTGGACGACGACGAGCTCGATGGAATCCTCGAAGTAATCAAGTTCCCGGCGATCATCTACGACGCCGATGGCAACGAGCGACCGCTGTGGCCCGCGCAGTTCACCCTCGATGGGTTGGACCGGATCCGGCGCAAGGCCGGCAACGAGGCGTTCGACCGCAACTACATGATGAGCCCCGGTCAGTCCAAGACCAAGCGCACCTTCTCCGATGAGGGCAAGGCCCGGGCCCTCAGCCAGTCGCACAAGCTCAACCACTTCGAGTTCGAGAGCCTGCTCAAGCCACCGATCATCCTCTCGCTCGACCCCGGCCTGGATCCCGGCAAGTGCACACTCGACGCATGGGCGCCGACTACCGACACGATGCGCCTCGTCGCCAACTGGGAATCCGACAAGCTGCTCCGCAATGAGGAGATCGTCGAGCAGATCCGCCGAGCACTGGATCTCCTCAGCCCGCACTACCGGGTGACCACCCTCGTAATCGAGGCGATGAACTTCCAGCGCGGTCTGGCTCGCGACGACAGACTGCTGGCCCTCAAGGACCGCTACGGCTTCCGGATGCGCGAGCACCTGACCAACATCAACAAGTACGACGAGAACATCGGCATCGCTTCGATGGCCGGCGACTGGGAGGCGGGAAAGATCATCCTGCCCTACTTCGACGAGAAGCGAACACGCATCCCGATCGACGAGCTCTGTCGCCAGCTCAAGGCATGGCGACCACTGGCTCGCGGCTCGCGGTTGCGCCAGGACCGGGTGATGACGATGTGGTTCGCGTGGATCGTCTGGCAAGAGCAGCGTCATGTGCTAGGGCGCGCTCCCACCAGTTGGAAGCGCCAGGGCCTACCATACGGAGCAGGTCGTCCACAGCCCATCATCCCGATCGGAGTCCAGCTATGACATACCAATGGTCTCAGATCGTCGAAGCAGTTCGACTGATGCAGTCCGACCAGGGCCCCTTGTTCCAGCGGATGCGCGACATCCTCATCCGCTACGAGGGCGAGTGGGTGATGCCGATGGTCGACTTGAAGAATGAGCCGAAGATGCCTCAGCTGACCCCGGCGCTCGTCGGCGAGGCCATCGACCAGATCGCACTGCGCGCCTCGAGCGTCGCGCCGACGATCTTCTCGCCACCGATGCAGTTCAACAAGGACCGTGGCAAGGGCTCCCGGGCCTACGGCGCGACCCGCGCTCAGATCATCAATGCCACCTACGAACAGTCGCGGTGGTCGCTCGGCCGGCGCCGGTATTACCGGCACCTCACGGCCTACCACACCGCAGCGATCGTCGTCATCCCCGACATGGTGGCCAAGATGCCGCGCATCGAGGTGCGTGACCCACTCTCGAGCTATGTCGAGCCGATGGCCAACGAGAGCCTGCGTGATCCGAACTACGCCTGCTTCGTCACTCGCCACTCCGGCGCGTTCCTGCGCGACCGGTTCCCCAAGACCAAGTCCGAGAACGGCGGGCCGATCGGCACGCGCGATGTCACCGGACTGTGGGACATCGTCGAGTGGTACGACCACGAGGATGTCGTGTGGGGCCTGCTCGGACCCTGCGAGACCCAGACGCAGACGTTCAGCACCAACCACATGTACAACACCACCGTCGCGCCGGATCTCGAGCTGGCCCGGTTGCACAACTACGCCGAGATGCCGCCGGTGTGCGTGCCGCACAACGTCAGTCTCGGCAGAATCGCGTCGCGGATCGGCTCCCTGCTCGGCAACATCGACCTGCAGGCCAAGATGATGGCGCTGAACATCGTCGCCCAGGAGAAGGCGATCTTCCCCGACACATGGGTGATCGGCTCCAAGGGCTCCGAACCCAAGCTCGTCCACGGCGAATGGAAGGATGGCCGCAGTGGAGAAGTCAACATCATCGAGGACGCCGACGCAGTCGGAGTTCTGCGAAGTACACCAGATCCAACCACTGGCCAGCTCATCGACCGACTCGAGCGGAACTTCCGCACGTCAACGTCGCTTGTCCCTCAGCTGGGTGGGGAGACCTACGGAGCGCTTCGCACTGGTCGCGGGATCGATGCTCTTTCGAGCATGGCCCTCGACCCCCGAGTTCAAGAGCTCCACGAGGTAACCGAGGCATACCTGCCGATGCTCAACCGTGGGATCCTGGCCACCTACACGGGCTACTGGCCATCGAAGAAGTACTCGATGTACTGCGGCTATGCCAACAACCGCAAGCTCGTCGAGTTCGTCCCGAGCGAGCACATCGAAACGCTGGAGAACAGCGTCAGCTACTACATCTCGGGCGCCGACGTGATGCAGTTGACGCAGGTACTCGGCTCGCTGTACGGGGCAAAGGCGATCTCCCGGCAGACGTTCCAAGAGCAGCACCCGATGATCGGCAACGCCGATGCCGAAGCAGCACAGACGCGCGAGGAGGAGCTCGAGGCCGCAGTGATGGCCGGGCTCACCCAACAGGTGATGACCGGCGCATTGCCGCCGACGATCCTGGCAATGGTGGCCAAGAAGCTCAAAGATGGCCTGGATGTGTTCTCGGCAGTCGAGCTGATCGACACGGAGCTCCGCAAGCTGCAGGCCACTCCTGCTCCGCCGCCAGAGGAAGGGATGACCGCCGCGCCAGAGACCATGCCCGGTCTCACCGGTGGTCCAGCAGCCGACCAGCAACCTGGTGCTGCACCTGAGATCGCACCGCCGGCCAACGCCGGGGCGATGCGACAGGTCATGGCAGCAATGAGTCAGCAAGGGGCAGGCTGATGCCTCGCAAGCGCCAGACTCAATCGGGCGCTCCGGCGCAACCGATGCCCAAGGTGGCGCCGCAGACCTACGGCCAGGGCGTCGAGCAGCAACAGCTGAACATGGCCTTGCCAACCCCGAACATGCAGACCGGAGCACCGACCGGCGCAGTGGCGATGCCGGAAGCACCGATGCCCGAGCAGTACTCGCAGGATCAGGTCATGGCGGCGGCGACCGGGCTCGCCGATCAGACCGGACTGCTCAATCGCGACACCACGCGTCCGCAGGAACCGATCACTGCCGGCTTGTCACGCGGGCCGGGTCCGGGGCCAGAGGCGCTCGGTGTCGTTCAAGGCACACCCGCAGGAGACATGCTCCGTCGACTCAGCGCATCGACGGGCGATCCGTACTTCGCTGAGCTCGCACGGAAAGCACAAGCCTGATGGTCTACGTCAGAGACAGAAGCGCGCAGACCGATGGCAACGTCGTCGATCAACGCCAGCTCTCACAGAGGATCCGCCTCGTCGCGGCCAACAACCCGTACATGGCCGACGACCTCCCCGCGCTCACTGCGATGGGGATGTCGAACGTGTCGACCGACGACCTCGTCGCCAACGCCGGGCAAATGTACGCGATGGCCACTTCCGACAACCTGGCCAATCAGCTCAAGGGTCTCAGCCCCGGCGCACAGCGAGCGATCGTCGCCCGCCTCGCGCCTGGTCAACAGCAAGCACTCGCGCAGATGGGCTATCAACAGCCCGACCGCGAGGAAGGCTCACTGCTCGGCTCGTTCGCCAGCATCGTCGCCAAGCCGATCGGTGTCATCTCCCGAGGAATCGCAGGAGTGCCCGGAATCGAGCCCGTCGTCGGTGGAGCGCTCGAGGGACTGACGTGGGTGGCCAACCAGCCTGGCCACTTCTATCGGACGATGCGCGTGCAGGACGATGGCACCCAATGGGCAGCGCTGGCCGGCGGAATCGCCGGTCTCGCAGCCGTCGCGCTGGCCGTGCCGACCGGTGGCGGATCGTTGATGGCCCTCGGTGCGCTCGGTCTCGGCGCGACAGCCGGTGGTGCGGCGGCGAGCTTCGGGTTCTCGGCAGCTCGAGGAGCATTCGACAACTCAGCGACCACCAACCCTGGCGACTGGATCCGGGCCTTCAATGCCACGACCAACGGTGAGAAGGTCTTTGACATCCATGCACAGAAGAAGGCATCGGAGATCCTCGGCGATCCTCGGATGGTCGGCGCAGCCTATGACCTGTCGGCATTGGGGATTGATGTCGTCGAGTTCGCTCACGAGATGGCCGGCCACCGCAACGTCGATGTCAACTCCCAGCTGCGCGAGATCCAGAAGATGGCCGCAGGTATGGCTGCTCCCGGCTCTCAGGCATTCCAGCAGGCTGTGACGGCGATGACCAACGTCATGTCGGATCAGACGTTCCAGCAGGCCGTGCAGACGTTGAACAACGGCAAGATCTCGCCAGGGCGCGACTTCGCTGCGATGGTGCCGTTCATCGAGTACGACTCGGCAGCGCACAGTGTTGTCTCTGGCATGACCGATGCGATCTACACCATCGCCGTCGATCCACTGTTGATGCTCGGTCTCGGCTCCGAGCTCTACAAGGCCAAGCGCTATACCTTCGACGCGTTCACCGGGGGTGAGGCAGCTTCAGCCTTCCGTAAGTTCGTCACTGAGCGTCCATCGTTGATGCGCAACTATCACGCACTGGCCGGCGCGGTGGAGAATGGCAGCATCCAAGAGCTCCGCCAGCGAGCACCGCACCTGCAGGCCATGTATGGCGATCTCGTCACCTACCGTCAGACGTTGGTCGACACCGGCAAGCTGACCAACAAGCCGTTCCAGGCCAGCGACATCATCGAGTACATCGCTGGAGAGGCCAAGTTCAAGCCACTGCTCGAGGGCATCGGCTCCGTCCGAAACCCTCGCGGTGGGATTCAGCTCGTCGCCACCTCTGCCTCGAAGGAGTTGTTCCGCGAGTTCCGTGGCAACATCCGCTCGATCGTCGATGGAATGGCCGACATCGGCACCGAGGCCCGATTCCAGAAGCTCGTCAAGGAGGCGGGCAAGAACGGGGCCGGAACCGCGACGGCTGGCGACAACCTGTGGGAAGCGATCAACCTCGAGCTCGGCAAGATGGCCAAGAGGATGGGCCGAGACTTCGAGCAGGTCTCCCCCAACCAGCTCGACGATCTGATGGGCGAGGACGGGGTGATCGGCAAGCCGTGGGAGTTCCTCAACGAGCTCAACCCGCACGCCTATTCGGTCGGTCGAGCCTTCGCCGGCAGTGCCCGCAAGGTTCCCGTCATCGGGCGATCGGTCGGCAAGCTCGGCGAGATCATGACCTCGATGACGACCATGTCGATCACTGGCAAGGCGTTCCACATCTCGGGTGCGCAGGCCCCCAAGGAGATCAGAGCGCTCGCTGAGCTCGGTCGCTACATGGGGATGCCGTCGTACTACCGCCGGGCGTGGACTGACGTGATCCTCCAAGCTGATTCCGCCGGCGCCCGGATGGTC